ATTATTTCCAACTCCAATACTTGCCACACAACTTCCTGAAAATTTAGGTTATATAGTTGATTTTTTTTATAAACAAGAAATGACAAATGGAGAAGATGTAGATTCTGCAAATTATGGGGAAAGGTCTAAAAACAGTTATATTTTAGATGAAGAACCTTGTAAAGATTTAAAAGATTTTATATTAGGTGTTTGCAAAAAATTTGGGGAGCAGTTAGGCTACGATTACGAAGAATATAAACTATCTCAATCTTGGTTGACATTTAAACACCCAGGACAGCATCATACAATGCACACACATCCAAATAGTTTAATATCAGGAGTATTATTTTTTGGTGAGTCAGAAGAAAAAACACCTGCAATAAAGTTTCATAGTCCTATATTTGGAACAAACGTATCTTATATAGCACCAAAAAAAATAAAAGATAAAAGAGATAACAAATATGCAATAGAATTTATATCTGTGGATTTTGAACCAGGGTTATTACTACTATTCCCATCCTACCTTCACCATTCAGTTCCTTTAAATACCACAGATAAAACAAGGCATAGTTTAGCATTTAATGTAGTACCTACAATAGGTTTTGGTGATGAGAAGAATTTAACAGAGTTACTTTTTTAATTTATGTACATACTTATATAGACATAACCAAACTTTTAATTAAAATGAAAACTCTACTAAAACTATTATTAGTTACAGTAGTTGTATCTTCTTGTTCAAGTTCATTACCGTATTCAAGAGATTATCTTTATTATCAGACATCTCCCCAAAATTTTAATCAAGAGCATTATTATTTTGCACAAGAGTATCTGAAAAGATTATCCAACAGACCTACGGTAATTGTCATAGAAAAGACATCTCAATCAGGAACAAGCATTCAACCTCGTACAAGCGGTACACGGAATTATTCTGTAAACGCCCAAAAGTTGGGGAGCAGTAGAAACAATTAATACCCCCTTAACATTCTTTTCTGATTTACATATATATTTATATACGAAAGCATTCAGTAAACAATCTAAAACAATAAAAACTTATGGCTATCGGTATCGAAAAACTAACACCTACTATCAGAACAGTTGCACAACTTATTACAGCATTAACAAAAATTGATGCTAATAAAGATGGCAATATTGATACAGCAGAAATCTTTGCTATCATACAGGTGTTCGTTATGAAAGTTGTTGCAGTATACGGTTCACTACCAGCTGCACTTGCAGAATTAAAAGATGTAGATTCTACAGAAAGAAAAGAACTTGTTAAAGTATTTAACGAAGAATTTGACTTGAGCAATGATGTTTTGGAAGGTCTTATCGAAGAATGGTTAGTAATTGTTGACCAATTAGTAACTCTTGGATTGAAGACAGCTTCTCACTTTAAAACAGAGCCTCAAGGCTAAAGACGAACCCCGACCTACCCGCTTTTGAAAACCCTGTCTTCGGATGGGGTTTTTTTATGTCAAAACATTATATTTATAATAAAAGATTTATGATATCTAAGTTAGTAGGATTATTAATGCATTCTAGGAATCAAACGCACATATTCCATTTACAGACATCTTCTTATGCAAAGCATAAGGCTTTACAAGGATACTATGAAGGTATTATTCCATTGGTTGATTCTTTAGTAGAATCTTATCAAGGGAGGGAAGGTATTTTGCAAAATATAGAAGTACCTCCATCCATTCCTAATATGATTGCAGGAGATAATCCTCAAGTTTACTTAAAAGAAGTCTTAAATTTTGTGGAGAGTAACAGGAGTAAAATGCCTCAATATTCTGATTTGCAGAATATATATGATGAAATAATTGCTTTATTAACAAAAACTATTTATTTACTAACTCAATTAAGCTAAAATGGCAGACATACCAATATGGCCAGGTTCAGCATCATTTTTTCCAGGAGATACTCCTTATGGATATTATGATGATGATTACAATTTCCAGCAAGATGCTGATATGGTTGCAGATTGGTGTGCAAGAAGACTTGGATATCCTATAGTAGATGTTGAACTACAACAATCAAACTTCTTTGCTGCGTTTGAAGAAGCAATATCTGAATATGGATCTCAAGTGAACACATATGTAAGTAAAGATAATTTGCTATATTTATTAGGTGCTAACACAGGATCCAATAGTCTTAGTCAAGAGTATGTAGATACTAATAATTCATCTATATTTAAATTATCTGAACATTATGGTACTTCCGTTGGTGTGGGAGGTAATGTGACTTATTTTACAGGAAGTATACAAGTAAAGAAAGATGTTCAAGTTTATGATTTTAAAACAAATGCATCTGTACAATTAGAATCAGGATCTTTTCAAACAGATAATTTTACTATAAGAAAAATACATCATTATCCATTCCCTGCGTTAATAAGATACCAAGATCCTTATGCAGGAACAGGATTAGGAACGCAAGGATTATTGGAAGGATTTGAGTGGGGAGGTTATACACCTGCTGTTAGTTTTGTACTATATCCATTAAATGCCGATTTGTTAAGAATACAAGGAATCGAATTTAATGATATGATTAGAAAAAGTGCTTATAGTTTCAGATTGGTAAATAATAGGCTTACCTTATTTCCCATCCCAAATAGGGATGTAAAATTATATTTTGAATATACTTTAGAAAATCAAGAGACTAATCCATTAAAACGTGGGAGAGGTAAGATAAGTGATTATTCTAATGTACCTTATGGTAATATGGTTTATTCAAGAATAAATTCTATGGGTAAACAATGGATTAAAAGATATACTTTAGCATTAGCTAAAGAGATGTTGGGATATGTAAGAAGTAAATATTCATCTATTCCAATACCTGAATCAGAAATTACTTTAAATGGAGATGCATTATTAAGTGCAGCAGAATCTGAAAAAAATGCTCTATTAGAAGAGTTAAGAGAAACTCTTAACGAATTCTCTAGACAGAGTTTATTAGAGAGAAAACAAGCAGAATCAGAAGCATTGCAATCAGAGATAAGTAAAGTACCTTTAAGATTTTATATAGGATAATATGCCACTATTTGGAGGTTCAAGAGATGTTAGTTTAGTCAGAAGACTCAATAGGGAATTGATAAATGGCATTATCAATACAGAGGTTATTATATATAAGATTTCTACACAATTTACTAAAGTAAACATATATGGGGAATCTACTAAAAAGGTATTTTTTAATCCTATGAGAATAAATTCTTTAATTACTAGGCAAGATAAAGATTATGATGGAGATGACTATAACACCTTCACAAGAGAGATAAGATTTTCTTTTTTGAGGGATGATTTAAAAGATAAAAATTTAGTAATATTGGAAGGAGACGTAGTAAAATGGGATAACGAATATTATGAATTAACTTATGTCTCTATAAATCAATTGTGGATAGGAAGAAATCCTGACACTTTATTGGCAACTACAGAAGACAAAGAAGATGAATTTGGTTATAACGTAAGTATTGTTGCTACTGGATTCAAAACAACACCAGATAGACTTGGAGTTGAGGATATCACTACAGCAAGAAATAGTATTTATGATATACCAAATAGAATATAATGTCTAAAAATAAAAAAATACCATTTAGTGCAACGGATTTTAATCTAAATAGGGATATTAATAGAGCTCGTGAAGTAAGACGAGATGATGACACCTTTAGAACTCCTGCTATATCAATATATGATGTAGACTATGCAATAATGTATTATTTAAAAAATGTTATTGACTTGCAGGTAGAGCAGAACGAAAGTATGGTAGATGTACCTATTGTATATGCTTCTGCCGAAATTTGGTCTCAAATTCAAGGAAGAGGGTACTTAAGAGATAAGCAAGGTAAAATTTTAGCACCTTATGGAGTTATAAAAAGAACATCTATGTCAGAAGATGATAGGTTTAGAAAATTAGATGTAAACTATCCTGTGGAAGGATCAAACTTATTGATTAGACCAAAAGAAAGGAACTTCGAAAACATAAGAGATCAACATAGTAAAACTACAAATTCTAAATTTTCTGATGAGTTTTACATATCCGTTATGCCTGAATTCTATAAAGTAGAATATGAATTAGTATTTTTTTCTTACTATATAGAGCAAATGAACAATATTGTCCAAAACATAATTCCTGCAAGTAATTTTGTTTGGGGAGATTCCTACAAGTTTAGAACTTATGTTGGTGATATAACCTTTGATAATATTAATCCTTCTAATTCCGAAAGATTAGTTAAATCAATAATTCCTTTAACTGTAGATGCTCGTTTGCAATCTGAATACGAATTAAGAAAGTCTACGATAAGAAAAGCATATTCTGTTAAAAGAATAGTATTTAGAACCGAGCATTCTTCTTTTGATATAAATGCTGTAGATAAATTTCCTGGGGAGAAGGATTAATATTAATTTTCAAAAAATTGCAACATATTTATAGATAGCAATTTGAATTAAAAACTAACTTAATAACATAAAAATGGCTAACGAAAGATTTATCAGTCCTGGTGTATTTACACGAGAAAAGGATTTGAGCTTCTTACCTCAAGAAATACAATCAATAGGTGCAGCAGTAATTGGACCTACCCTATATGGTCCTGCGTTCAGACCAACTACTGTATCTAACTATGCAGAATATTTAAGAGCATTTGGTAATAGCTTTATATCAGGTTCAGGTGCGTATGCTTCTGAATATAAGTTTTTAACTAACTATACCGCTCAAGAATATTTAAGATATGGAGATAATCTTACTGTAGTAAGAATCATTAATAGTGATGCAGAAATTGCAAGAACTAATGTTGTAACTTCAGGTTCTTTAAAAGAACATCAAAATCTGTATACAACAGGTGGTACAGAATGGACTGCCATATCTGCATCTTTAGCAGCAGCAGATCCAAATGCAGATTTGGGAGGAATAAACTCAAGTGCTTCATTAGCATTAAGAAATAGCTATACTTCATCCATATTTATTGAGTCTTCTGCATCTTTCAAGATTCATTTGATGTCTGAAGGTCTTTATGGAAATAGCGGAAATACTATTGCTTCTGACAACGGTCTTGAATCTCCAAGTGACCTTAAAAATTTAGGACTCTTACATTCAGGATCAAAAAATAATTTCCGTTGGGAAGTATCTAATGTAAACAATAGAAGAGGTACATTTAATCTTTCTTTGAGAAGAGGGGACGATAGAACAGGAAGAAAGGTTGTTATCGAACAATTTAATAATGTATCTTTAGACCCAAATGATGTAGGATATTTACCAAGAGTAGTTGGAGACCAAGTGTATACTTTAAGAGGAAGTGGAACAGGAAGACCCTACTTACAATTATCAGGTTCTTATCCTAACCGTTCAAGATTTATTAGAGTAGAAATGTTAAAGCAGACTCTAAATTATCTTGATGAAAACGGAAATGTTAGAGATGGTGCATTATCAGGTTCTCTACCCGCTGCTGTATCAGGAACGTTCTCTTATGGTAGCGATGGGTATGTACAACATCCAAGAGCATTCTATAATAGTATTGTAGAAGAAAACTCTCAAGGGTTTAATTTATCTCAAGGTGCTGGAGGAATTTCGGGATCTACAGCGTATTATGATGCTTTAGATATCTTATCTAATGCTGATGAATATGATATTAATATGTTGTTTATGCCAGGAATTATCCAAGAGGCAGGTGGAAAGCATAGTGATATTCTTACCTATGCAATTGCAGTTTGTGAAGAAAGAGGTGATGTATTCCTTGTTATTGACCCAACTAAATATGGAGATTCTTTAGGACAAGCACAATTAGCAGGAGAGTCCA